GAGCTTGCAGTTGAACCTGTAAGATATTTGCTCATGTTTGTACCAGCAGGAGCCATAAATGTAACTGCGGGGCCAACAGGTTGCTTAGAAATAGGAACCGATGCAGAAGCCAATCCTGCTGCATATTTTTTAGCAGAAGGCGAATTAGGGCCACCTAAAAGACTTGGAAGATATTTGCTTGCAAGTTCGCTAGTGATAGCTGCTCCACCAACTGCTATTGCAGCTTCCGTGCCAAATTTTCCCGCCTTGCTTGCTACGCCAGCAACAGAACCAGCAGCGCCAAGTTCGGTAGCTGCCCCTTCTGCGGTTGCGGCAGCGCCAGCAGAAACGGCTACACCGCCCCAAGCAGTAGCAATAGCACCAATAGCAGCAACTATCGCATCAACTTTAGGAGCAACCCAAAGAGTTGCAAGAGCAGTAGCAATTACTTCAAATAATGTTTTGTTATCGCTAATCCATTTGCCTATTTTTTCAAGTGCTGGCAAACCTGTATTGATAATCCAATTGCTTAATTTTGTAAACGCTGGCAGTAACGCCGTTCCTAGCTTCTCTTCCAAAGCACCAAATTGAGTGGTAAGAACTTTCCAAGGGTCGGCTTTAGCAGCAGCCGCAGCAGCTCCTTTGACTCTATCCTCAATCATCTTAATAATTGTGGCTAGATCAGCGCCTTTAGGAATTGTCTTATTAATAGCCAAGCCCAAATCGGCAAGACCGCGAGCCTGACCCATTGTTGCGCGAGATACCGTGTCGGCAGCAGCAGCAAGTGATTCATTCTTGAAGGCGGCAAGATCGGCAACTACACCAAGGTTATCAATAGCGGTTTGAGGGTTGCGAGTAGCAGCCGTCATAGAGGCTAAGGCTTGGTTTGTGTCAGTTGCAGTAAACCCAAGTTTGGCCATTTGGTCTTGGGCTTTGTTCATATAAGGAATAAAGTTTTGGAAACTTACACCTGTGTTTTTAACGGCGGTGCTAAGTTTGGCTTGAGATTCCTGAACGCCAAGCGCTGCTTTAATGCTAACCGCGCCAACAGTTCCAAGAACTCCGGCAATACCAAGCAGGGCAGTACCAGCATACTTAGAGGCTTTGGTCATTACATCAATGGAACCGCCAGCCTTGACTGCCTTGACTTCCATCTTATCAAGCTCGCCATTGACGGCTTGCATCTGGGCAATAGCCTTGGTTGCATTAGCTTGAATCTCAAATATGACTGGTGGGAGAAACTCTGCCATGTGCTTTCCTTCCTACCCTAAGTGTTTTCTGACGATTGCAAGTGCTTCGCGTTGAAACTTTTTTAATGCTGGAGCCATGTACGGGAAGTGTTGCCCGTTAGTCCAAGTAGGCGCGCCACCTAATTCAACGGCGCGAGAGTAAATAGTTGTTGGGCCGACTACGGCTGAGTAACTAGCAAATCCTTCACGGGCTTTTTTACCTGTGATAGATCGGCGCAAATTACCTGTGCGGTTCATTGGTGGCTCACCGCTTGTAGCCTTTTGACCTTTAGGGCGTTTGCCCTTGATTTCTTCTTGCGCTAACTGAATAAGCCTAGACATCATCTCATCGCGGGTTGCTAAAACTTTGGCATCTACATCAGCAATTCTTTTATCAACTGCTTTTTGTACGGCAAAGATGTTACTCGTTATCATTTTCAACCTGTCTGATTACGCCGTGAATGGAAATAAGCCAGTCAACTAATGCCGCTGGTTGCTCATCAGTTTCGGTGATAGTCCAGCCAAACTCTTTAGCGCATACATAATAGAAATACTCTTGATCTGGATAGTCAAGGGTATCTTCTCGGCGCTTACCTTCCAACACCCACTTTAGGCGTTGGAGTCGGCGAAAGGGCTATCAGGGTTCGCTTCTGTTTCTGGTGTTTGAGCGAGCGCAGGAAAGAGTGAATCTTGAGCAGTTGAAACCTCAGCTGCAATAGCATCGTAGTCAGCCATTGTTAACTCGCCAAGAGAGGTGAGAACTACTGACGGAATGATTAGATCAAATGACCACGCTGAGATAAGAACTGCCATAAGTCCATCGAGCATGGACATTGTTTGCAGTAAGCCTTCTTGACCTTGTGCGGCAGCAAGTACCTTGGTGCGATCTTTAACGCGCAACTCACTTGGGTCGCGTAGTGTGACGGTGTTACCGCTTGGTAGTGTGATTGTTTTAGCCATTAGGTTTCCTTCCCTATTGCCTTCGATTGTTAGGGTATGAGCAGAGGGGAAGGCGGCCTCTGCTCATACAGTTAATTCCCTGTTACTGGAAAGTACCAGAAGGGAAAGCGTTTTGTAGCGTGAACTTAACTGGTGAGTAACCGCCAGTTGCGCCAGCATCCGTTGTATCGCCAAGACCTTCAATGTCAACAGTTACTTCGACATATTCAGCAGAGCGATCAATCGCGCCAGTTACATAAGCACCCTTTGAGAGTGTGAACTGGAACTCAGTAGCAGTTGAACCTGAACCTGTTGAGAAGTTCACGGTGATTGCTGGCTGAGTGTTTGTGATGTAGCGGGTAAGTTCGGTGTCATCTTGCATGACGAATGTCATCTTGCCCTTAGCGGTTAGGCTGCCAAGGAATACTTGGTAAGGGTTCTGTGTGTTAGAAACGCCCCAGATAGCCTCAGACTTGCGAGAAAGATCAAGAGTACCTGTGCGAAGGTATCCAACCTGAGTGCCGCCGATTGTGACTGTACCTGTCCAAACCTGAGTTGGAAGAACGCTAGTGAAAGAAGGTGTTGGCGCAGTTGTTGTAGCAGAAGCCCAACCCATTGCCTTAGCGGTGTATTCCAACATTCCATCAGCGTTAAAGGTCAAACCAAAGTCTGTGATCTGGCAACCCGGATACTGGCGAGTGTTAGCGCCATAGAAGTCGGTGATTGTCAAAGCCTTTGGCTGAGCATCGCTTGTTGTGCCGACTGTGTTTTTGAGGGCAATAACATGGGTGTAAGGAGCTGATGAACCTGTTGTAACAACATCGCCCAAGATACCTGCAACCCAAAAGCCTACGGTGTCGGCAAATACTGGCCCACCGAAGTCAACTGTTGTGTTACGGCGACCCGGAACATAGTTGTAGTTTTCAACCAATGAACCACGAATACCTGTGTCGTAAAGAGGCGCAATTACATCAACAGGCTTAAAGCTATTGAGTGTGATTGGTACAAAGTTTGTTGCGGTGACAGGAGTTCCTTTGGTGGTTTCAAGCGCAACACCGAGGTAACTCTTGACGGAATTTTGGGCTAGTGTCATTCTTCATCTCCTACTGTTGGCTTGGTGGTTTTAACTGGTGTGACATTGTGTGCCTTGAAATCTGCGGGTGCTTCAAATACATCGCCCGGCTTTACTGCGGTTGCGATTGAGGGAAAAGTAACTTCATACTCCCCTGTGTATTTATGTTTTGCCATGATGCTCCTATGCTTGAATCATTTGGGTAACGGTAAAACGAAGCGATGCCCAAGTTTCGGTGGATGTGCCGTCGTTTGATACAGGCTCGCCGTAAGAAACATCAATGGCAGGCTCAGCGCCTTGCCAGACTAAGTTGCTAGATGGGTCGCCGAATGTGTGATCTGAGCGCAACTTCTCTTTGAGGTTGTCAATTGTTGTGTCAAAGTCAGCCATAGCATCTTCAGACTTGCGCTCCATAGAATGATGGAAGATTTGAATTACAACGGTGTAATCAACCTGCTTGATGCCTGATGTAGCTCCACCGATAGCCAAGCGGGTTTCACGCTCTGACTCAATGTGAATAACTGCGGCAGCGCGAGATTGCTGAGAAGGCAAAGAATTGACCTGAAAGTCAATACGCTTAGGAAAGGCGGTAAAGACTTGGTTGATGCCTTGAACATTTGGCTGACCGATAAAGTTGGCAAGAGTTGAGCGAACTGCGGCGCGACCTGTAAGCATTAGCGCATCCGGCGATAAGGAGCAAGAAGGTTTTGAGCGATCTTGAGTTCTGTGCCTAGCCCTTGTGCGCCTTCTACGGCTTGAGAAGCGCGAGAAGCAACGCTCATAACCATCGAGTTATCGCCACGAACCTTGAGCATTGAAGTAGTCACCAAGATAGCGGCTTCTTTAATTGCTGGCGGTAGAGCTGAGATAGATACGCCGTTAGCGTGTGCATAAGAAAGCGGGTTAACTAGCGGGATAGTTGTTGAGCCAAAAGTGTAGGTGCTGGCAACTGTGACAAACTCTGAATCAAAGCCGTCATAAATCTTAAGCGTAAGCCCTGCGGTGATGCCTGTGCCATCTATGACTGTGAGGCTTGATTGCCCTGCGGTAGCCGTGTTGATAAGGGTGTTGGCGTAGCCGTTTACATAGGTGTATTTGAGAAACACTTCTTGGCGTGGCGCGCTTGGGAAACCAAACTGCAATGGCCCCTGATTTGAGTACGAGGTAGAGAAAGTCGCATAAGGGAAGATAATCTGAGAATCTTCAATCCATGCGTTTGAGCAATCGGGAACTGTAATCATCTGGTAGTTAGGATTGCCGTAAGAAAATGATGTGAGCGCAATAACTGGGTTGTAGCGAGGATGGAAGCGGATTGTGCCATCTTCGCGGATGCGTGTGCGTTGTTGCTCTGTTTCGGTAGTCGCTGCTAAGACTTGGTTGCAATAGGTATCAATCCAAGAGCTTGCGCGGGCAATAACATTGTTGAGTTCAGCATCCTGAACATCTGGGTCTTGCGAGTTCCATACTAGGTTATCGAGATCAATCGCGGTAGGCGCGTTCTTGAACTCAGTAAGAGTTAGGTAAGGTGTAGAGAACTGGTGAGTTGTACCTGAATAAGCATTAGCCATTTATCTCTCCGCACTTTGAACATTTTTTGAAGAATGAACCAAACCCGCATTTATTACAGGTGTAGCCCACGCTTGATGGGTTAGCGATAACGCCAGCAGTTCCGGCGATACCTAAGCCTTCTTTTTTAAGTTGTTTAGCCAGCTTTGGGTCATTGACGGTGAATGTGCCGTCTTTGCCAGCCTTTAATGTTTTCACGCCATCCTTGGTTTCAATACCAATGGACTTTAATCCTGATGGTGGAATAAATCGTGTCATGCGCCTTCTCCTTTAGTAAGACAAGGCGCACCTTTCGATGCGCCTTGCTTAATGTTCGTACGGTTATGCAGATGCAATTCCTGAAACGATACCTGACCAAGCTGGAGCCTGTGCCATGAATGTTCCACGGAAATATGTGGAAAAATCATAAGAAAATTGCGTTACCGGCCATTGTATTCCCATATAATCTTGTACATTGTAAACAGCCCAGCAATCAGAAACTTCTGAATCAGGGATTGGCAATGTGTAAGACATAACAGGAGAAACGCCCTGTGGCAACCAAGGGTGAACTGTGATGTCCACTAGCTTGCCTGTAACTTCGTTATGAAGTCCACCGATTGTTGCTCCACCGACATAGTTACCTGTTTCATCTTGTGTAAGATTTAGACGGTAGTTAGCGGTTGAGCCGTTCTTAATGGCATCTGACAATTGCTTGCGGTCTGAACCGTTAATGAGAATCTCATCTGGGTCAGCCTTAACATTGTTGTAGAGGTTGTAGAACACGGTCTGGTATTCAGCGCCCGGATTGCTTGTTGAGAACTGAGCGTTAACTGCGTTGTTGTATCCACCCTTTGTTGAAAGAAGGGTTGGGATGATTCCATCGTAACCTGTTGCATAAGCAGAGGTATCAGCAGAAGGAGCA